AGTGCCTTAGCAACTGTGGTCTTTCCAATACCAGGAGGACCAGCAAGAAGCATATTAGGAATTTCGCCTTTATTTAGAAACTCCCGAAACATTTGTTTTGTAGTCTCTGGGAGAATACAATCCTCAATAGTCTTAGGGCGATATTTCTCAACCCAAATAAAATCACTCATAATCAAATCCAATCAGGTTTACGCTCAGGAATACGCAGATAATTGTCTGCTACCCAAGGTTTGGAAGCAATATACATTTTATAAGCAGTAAATGTATCAATGCTGCCATCAAGTTTGTATTCGTCGGGCATAGCACGAGCGAATGGAGTTACTTCTGTAATCTTTCCCCTTGGAAACAAATAAAAAGCATCCACAAGAGTCTTATAACAGGAGTGAGTCTTATTATACCGCAAAGTGTATTCATCACACAAGTTCAATCCATGCTTAATCAACCAATATGCATTATGGATACTTTCCATTGACCACTTGGTACACGGATGATTGCGAAATGCTCCCTTCTCAGTTTTGTATGGAGTATGATCTGCTTTGAGTAATGGACCATAGTTATGTCCCCACTTTTCTGATGCTACAATAGAAAGCATTTGACAGCATTCTAGGGGCATCTTCACGATATGTTTATCGGGGAGACAAATGGCACTTTCTGCTGGCCAGGGAGAAGTCACAAAAATGTTCATAATTAAAAACAATACTTTTTAACTACATACTTAACTTTTTCAGGTTTATCTTCCATCCATAGTGCTTCCTTTTCAAGGAGAAGGGTATGTTTACCTGATATTGAAACTGATTTCATAAGATCTTTATTTTTATTGTATGAAAGATTCATTGAAGTAGGTGAAATACCAAATTCTTTTACATCATTCATATTCTGTTTACATGCTTGAGCAACATGCACTGATTCATGAAATAAAGTTTCGTTTATGTAGTACTTAGAATTTTTATTAGAAAGAATTCTGTCTGTACAAAGAACCATCGTTTTAGATGTGTTTTGATACCAACCATAAATGTCATGTTTACGACAAATGGGTGTGTTTTCAACTACCCGAATTTTTTTTGAAATCATATTATAGATTTCGGTTCCTTCGGGAGAAAGATAAAGAAGAAATTGCATCATCCAAATGTGGAATCAGGTTCCAGAGCAATATAATAGGTCAGATTATACTTGGTATTCGTGAACTGTGACAAAAGTTTAGAAGAGACCACCACGTCATAAGCGCCAGGAATGATCTTGATGTTTTCAACCTTGAAGTTAAAACTGAACTCTTCATCAGTCTCACCAACAACGATGGCATATTCGTTAGAAGTATCATTCTTCTTATCACGAACCACCAGTTTGATTACACCATTCTCTCCAACAGCGGAAAGGTCAGGAAGTTGGTAAACTGCTGCTGACTTCACCAGTTTTTCCAAAGAAGTGCTATCCAGTTGGAAACACACATCAGATGAAGGAAGTTGAATGTCCTTATCGGGAGGAGAAATAATCACGTTTGGATCTGCAAAGAAATACTTCACACGACGCTTACCCTCTTTGATGCTGAGATAAGATTCTTCAGCAAAATCAAGATCAGGATCTTGATGAAGTCCAAGACCATTCAGAAATTGATTAAGATCGTAGATTGCAAAACTACGAGGAAACTCCTCAGTAATATCTGCTTCAGCAAGAATGTTCTTAGCAACAGAAATAGTGCGGAGTTTGTTACCCTGCTTCACAAGAATAGAGTTATTGATGCCAGCAAAATTCTTGAGAATGGTCAGGGTGTTGTCAGAGAGTTTCATAGTTTTATCTTGAAGTTTCATAATCAATAAGGAAAGTCGGAAGTAGTATTCTTAGAATGCAATCCCGCAAAATGATAAAGAAGAATACAGTAGTGAATTGCTTTCAAAATATCTTGCTTAGATTTGCCATTCTTTTTACCAAAGCGAGAAAGATACTTAATTGCATTTGAACGAGTAAATGCTTCGGCATCACCAATACTCTCAATCAGATCAAGAGTCTGAGTTTTAGACTGCTCAGAAGTGTAGTGAGAATGATAAGTGCTAGAAAGATACTGCTCAACTTCCTTCAGAGTTTTGTCTTCATCATATTTCCAGAATCCATTTGTATTTGTATTTTCAGGCATTTTAATATCTAAAGAAAGTTGATTATAACTATTGGTATCATAAGATTGTGACCCAAAGACGATCATATCTGGAGAAGAATTTGGATTTCCAGTTAAACTAACGCCATCCTCAATCCAGAAATCTTGGTTCGATGTGTTGTTCATGAATTTAAAGTCATTTTCAGAGTAGGGATATTCGTCCATAATAAAAGAGAACGGTATTTTATACTGCCATTATTATATCAGAAAGTATCTGAGGGGTCAAGTTCCTGACGATCCTGAGGCATTTGGAAATCAGCATCCACCTTGTCATAAAGTTCAAGGAATGCTTGCTTGGTTTCATCATCAAAACGATTCACACAAACTTGGATTGCCTTTGCCTTATCTTTGAAAATACTATAGGCACGAATGATGTGGACCAGGCGACGGGTGCTGATGATTTCCTCAATACCACCATCATAGAAGGTCTTGCGGATGATATCACCCCAATCAACCAGGCGCTTGCAGAAGTCACGGTCTTCCACGCCAAGGTCCAGAGCAATTCCTTCCAGAATCTTCTGCTCAGTGGCAGGAGAAGGATAGGACTGCTCAAAAGTCACAGGGAAACGCTCAAGGAATGCTTCGTTCAGCACATTAGTGCCGATGAAACGACCGTCATCAGAACCCTTGCCCTTGGTATTGGCAGTGGCGATGACATTGAAACCAGCAGTAGGAGTCACCTGCCTACCGATCTTCTTCAGGAAGACACCTTTGCCTTCGAGAATCGATTGCAGACACAGGATCTTATTAGAGGCAAGATCGATCTCATCTAGAAGGAGTACAGCTCCACGCTCCAGAGCCTCCACGACGGGTCCATTATGCCAGACAGTTTCGCCATTAACAAGACGGAAACCACCAATAAGATCATCCTCG